TGGTAAGCCTCTGTTGCGTTGTCGATGTTCAAAGTTGCTTTTAGCTGACCATCAAGCGGTTCGATGTAGCCCGCGCCATTCGTTATAGTGGCGGTTCCGGAGTAAGCATAATTGCCACTCGAAGCCGTCTGACGGTAGGTCGTGAATGAACAATTGCTAAAAAGCATAAACTGGTCGATATTTTTTCAAAATCTTTGTGATTTCGAATGGGCGGTCTTCTTCGGGTAAAACTGTCATTGAGAGTTGGCTCTGACTCTTGAAGCCGAGGCTCTGTCGTTTGCTGAAAATGGAAGCCACCCAAAGGGTAGCGGCCAGCTTGAGATCATCGGGGACGTTTGCCGAAACGTAACCCGCATTGTAGGTTAAACGAACCTGTCTTCGGCCTTCGGCTGCCACGACGTATCGAGTAAAAATCCGATTTCCATCGAACTCAATATCGGCGACCGCTTCTTCGGTGTAATCCTCCCAATCGTTGTTTGAATCGCGTTTCTCCACTTGAGTGATCGAATTGATGGGGTGATACTTTGTTCTTAAAGTAAGCGTTCCGTCGCTGTCCCTTATTTCATCCGCAACATCCAAGTTCGCGGAAGCGGCTCCGGTGAGCACGCCCGTTTCTTTGGTGATGAGATCATCGACCTGTCCGATCAAATTGGCGAGCACCGTATCAAAAGACGTGCCAGTGATGCCGAGATGAGCTTTGACGGTAGTGGAGTCGGTGAAGGCCATGATTTATTTGTTCTTTAGTCGGAAATAAGTGTTGTAGTAACCCTGTGATGCGGCGAGGGCGATTCCCATGTTGGCGAGAAGGTCTTGCCATGAGATTTTGCCATCTTGCATAGCCATCTGCGGGACACTTGAGACTACACCGGCAATGAGAGCAAAGACAAAGGAAATTGTGTAGCGGATGCGAACGCGCCACACGTCACTGACGTTGAGAGTCTTGAGCCAGTTACCTTGTACATGAACGGCGACGAAACCGAGAACGAGTGCTAAAAGCTGATCCATAAAATAGTTTTTTAGTTAGTAAAGTCAATTTTCAACACGAGAGACAGAAGGAGCGCGGAGATGATGGCGAGTTTTTTCATGTTTTGCGGTGGTCATGGGCTTATTTTATTCGGAGGGAGAAGCCCCGTAGCGACTCCCTCCACGATGATTTTACCAGAGAATCAGGAGTAAGCCGAGATTTTAAACGTTGAAGAGTGCCTTCATTCTAGCGTACAAGGCCGCGACATAAATAGCATTGCCCGCGTTTCTTAAATGGGTAACACCGTTCCAGTCGGTCGCGTTCCAAGCCCCCATAGCGGCAAACGAATCGAATAAGAAGCAATTCACGCCATAATCTCCACGGGTGGGTAGGTAGGCAGAAATTGCTGCGGATAGGGTTACAAAGCCAGCGTGGTCAGAGTTGTTGTCGAATAAGTTCGCCACGATAACCTTCACGTTTGGATTCGCCACTTTATAGGCATCGATGATCAATCCGATATTTGCCAAAACAGTCGCATCCGCAACGCCTTGCAGACGATCATTCGTCCCGATATTTAGGTTTACCATCTCGGGCGCATATAAATCAGCGTTCAGACCGTCATTTAGACCGTTCCCGACGTAGGTTGCGAGGAGCTGATCGGTTCGAATTCCGGAGAGTCCGCACCAAGGGTATGTGCTAGAGGTCGTATTTGGATTTTGTATACCAACCACGTCAACATGCGCGCTTAACATGTATCCATATTCATTTTTCACGAGTATCGCGAAAGGGTCGCGGAAACCACTTCGATCACCGGCCTTGTTTGAATCGGCCGTGATCGAATCACCCGCCCATTGCAGAATTTTTAACCACGAGGGTTTTGCTGGGGCCTCCGGCCTGCCATAATTTGTAAACATCAGATAAGTGTGAAGGTTTCTCCCTCCTCGAAAAGTTCCTGCCTATCTTCCCGCGTTGGAAAATAGGGCTTTTCTGCCCCCATTAGAATTGACCCGTCTAAACCAGCCAAGTCTTTTGCTGTATAAGCCAGTGTGGTCAAAATTTCAACGGCAGAGTCCATCTTGAGGGGTGCAACGTCTACGGAAACATTTTCTTTAATCCCCGTCACTTGAAGCTCAACCCTATACACGGCCTCATCCTTCGATTCAATCTTTACGATTGTGAAGGTAGGGCGCATGTCTGCGGCCACCTCGTCTTCGATGTAAGTTATTTTAGAGTCTGTCATAGGTTTTTAGTTAGTGTAAGTAACGGTGAGCTGGTCAGCTCCGGCGGTCACGATTGTGATACCGGTGTCCATTATACAGTCTGGTTCAAAAGTTCCTATAAATCCGATCGGAAGAACCTGAATAATTGTACCTGCTGCGGAAGTGTTGTTGTAAATCGTCACCGCACCAGTAAGGGCGGCTGTCGCTTGGACTTTACTTAGAACACCAGCGGCATTTGATACGACGGTCGTCGTCGCGGTTGTAATACGGACGGGTTTGTCCATCCTCTTCGTGACCTGTCTTCCCCTTCGATCTAACCAGTTTTCCACCACATCACCGTCGGCACTCATTGCTGTACGTTCTACGTTTGAAGAACGTCCACCATTCAAGAGGGGGTTTCCGCTAGCGGCTCCATCCGTCGCCACATACCCTTGAGCATAGGCGATTGTGTTTTGAGTATTTGTCGGAGCGGCCGAAGGGAAGAGGAGGACATCGACTACCCCAGTTCCGGAAACATAAGCGGAACATCGGAAGCGAATCAATCCCATACTTATATTCGCATTAAGTATTCGTCCAGCAGTACCCGCCGAACCGCTTTGCCAAATTGTTTGGAGCTGTGACTCTTGGTGCATGTTCAAAGATTCCCAATCTGTTCCATTCGTAGAAACTTCCGCAATCCACGTTAGGGAAAATGTACCGGAAAGTTGAAAGTTTACATGACGGAAAGCGGAAATATCAAAAGGGCCGATGACCTGCCCCGCCCCCGTAAATGTTCCGGCCTGTACCGTTGCATCGGTATTTTGCATCGCAACCTTCAAATTTTGGCTTGAATCGAGCGGCATCGGAGCAAATTGTCCATTCGTAAGCGTTGCGGGGGATGATTGATACATCCCGTAGGGCATAGTATTCAAAAATCCAGCGACAGCACTGACCACCGCGCTCACTCCACTTCGCACGCTTTGGTAAGCGGAACCACTCCAAGCTCGAAGGTAGGAGTAGACTTTAACGAGGGATGGTGCGGCGACCTCCGTGGTATCGTCAACGGTCGCTGCGGCTCCGAACTCCGTGTCAACAGTAACCGGCCCCGTGATGCTCGTTTGACCACCTTGCAAACGAGGGAGTGCGGTGATTTTAACGGTCATGTTGGCTCCACCGGCTCCGGTAACTTTGAAGCGGTAAGCTGTAAATCCATTCGGAACGCTAAGGTGATCTGTTTGTGCGGAAGAATAAGCTGCGGGGTCAACGTATTGTGAATCTAAAGTTGAGAGGTCTACCCAACCGCTAGGGTTATCTTTGTCGGGGTTCACCTGAATTACGACCGCGATATTACCCCCCACATAGGGCGCAATTTCAATGAAAACTCCAAGTGCAGGAGCAAAGTCTAAATCGGAGAAATAAGCGACATTGCTATATGTGACACCATTCCCCGAGATGACCATAGTTTGTTTAAAGTCTTGCATTGTAAATTGTGGTAAAAATTGTGATTTAACAATTCATTAAGCGGCTACCTTCTCACCTTCCCCCTCTTCTTCCGTTTCGTCTTCTTTGGGAGCCTTCTTTGCTGCCTCTTCTACTGCCTTTGCTGCTTCTTCGGCTGCTTTTGTTGCTTCCTCTTCTTTCTTCAAGCGGAAAGCCTTTTGAGCCGGAGTCTCTTTCTTGTTGGTCTTCGTCGCTGCCTTTTGAGCGTCGAGAATGGCCTTCACCACGAGTTCCTTGTACTCTTCATCGCTTTGTTCCTTCCATTCAACGAGTCCTTGGAATTCATTTTCGAGGACGTCTTTCAGTTCAACGATGCCTTTTTCGCCGAGTGCTTCATCGGTGTAACCTGCCTTTTCCTCATCACCCTTTGGAGTTGTCACCACACCTTGCACACGGTGCAGGCGGTCGAGTCGTTTTCGTTCACGGTTTGCCTGACGTTCATCGGCCTCTTGAGCCTGTTCTTCGCGCCATGCGTTCAAGTCCTTGAGCTGTTCTTTGCTCAATTTATCTTCCGTCACCAGCACAAAGCCTTTGTAGTGAAGGATGGTTTTTGCCATCTCCGAATCGAATTCGCGCACTGTGCCTTCTTCAAAGCGGATTTTTTGTCCCGCTGCTTTCACACGAGCGAGAGTAGGTTCTTCTCGAGTCCATTCGAGGAGTACAGAGGTTTTCATGTCGGTCATATAAGGTGAGTTAGGGTTAAAGCCTCATCCTCACCCCCCATGAGAGAGGGGCAAGAGGAGATTTCAACATCATCAGATCAGAGTGATGTCGCGTCCTACTGCGACGGTGTTGGTTCCGTCGAGAATGACAAACGACCATTCCATCGTCACGGTGATTTCGAATCCGTATCCTTGGACACGTTCGGTTTCTACCATGAGAGCCTGTCCGAAACCGTGGCGAACCGCCGGTTTCCAGAACATGACGATCTGTCCCTTCACGTTGTTCGCGGGGGTAGCACCGTCGGCCTTTCCGTCTGCTGCGGTCAAAGGCACTGCGGGGTGAGAGATCATCTCTACTCCGAAGGGGTAGATTGCATCTCCCAAACCAGTACCAGCACCGTCAACGGTGGGGCGTTTGGTGTTGATTTGGAGCTTGATCGCATCGTCTGTTTCGATGGTCAGCTTTCCTTGAGGGTCAACAAGCGAGAGCAGGTTGCCCACGTCGCTCATGTACTGCGTACCGAGCAAGGAACGAATGGAGTTCAAGTCATCGCTGTCGAACGCTCCCACGTCGAACGTGTTGGAGTTGTTGATTGCGAGTTCTCGAAGACCGTGGTCGATCTTGAGGGTGTGGTATTGAGCTGTTCCGTAGGTCGTTGCTGGGGCTTGGTCATCGGAGTTCACGTTGCCGGTTGCGCCGATTTCATTGTCTCCGTTGATGATACAAGACTCCATCGTGCGAACGGCCGCCTTTGAGCCTTTTGCCACGATCTTATCGAACAATTGCTTGTCCGTAGAGTGCTTAATCATCTTGTCGCTGATACCGAACTGGAGGATGAACTCAACTTGCGTCAAGGTTCCCTTGTTGTCGGTAACGGCTTGGTTGTCAAACGAAGGACGAGCCTCGTTCGCCCATTCTGTCTTTCCGAGCATGAAGTAGTCGGTGACATCAAAGGCTACCGGATAGGACACTGGAAGGTTATCACCTTCATAGCCTTCGGAAAGGCGAGACATGAGCATACCGGTTTCTTGCGTCATGTCTTTGATTGCGCTGACGATTCCGTAAGCATCGTACCAAGACGTGTTGGTTCCGCTGTTCAAGTTTTCGTTAGCTTTTCGTTCAGCCATTTCAGGGGTGACACCCTTACCGGCATGTTCGATCAAGTCCTCGAGGGATTTGATTTCGTTCAGCTCGGCGGCGAACTTTTGATCTGCTGTTAGTTGGACTCCCATAGTAAGAGGGGGTTGTTGGGTGGATAAAATTACTTTGCGGACTGGATGAAAGCGGCTTTGAACCCAGCCTTTTCGACTTTAGGCTGTTTCTTTCCTTCTTCCTCTTTATCCTTCTTGGAAGGCATGGAGGATTCTTGAAAGTTCGCTGCTGCTCGCTTTTGGGGCGTGATGTCGAGCTGTTTTTCCAGCTCTGCTACACGTTCCTCGAGCCTTTTCTTGTCGGCCTTGAGAAGTTTGGCGGCATCCATGAGCGTCTTCACGTTCTTGGCTGTTACCAGACGGGGGTCGATCTCAACCCCTTTGGACTCATCGTCCGCCGGTTTTTCCCCTTCTTCGCCATTTTCAGGCTTTTCTCCTTCCTCTTCGCCAGCGTCGTCGTCTTCCCCTTCGGCTCCTTCCTCCTCATCCTCCTCGCCGCTTTTTTCATCGGCTTTAGCTTGGACGGACTTTTCGCCGTCTTCGCCTTCGGTGGACTCGGCGGGGGCGGCCGGTTTTTCACCGGCTCCTTCTGCCTCATCAGTGGACTCCGATTCGCCGCCTTCTTGAGGGGCTTCGGGTTTAGGTTGTTCAACGGGTTGCTCTTGCTGTTGTTCTTGCTCCTGATTTTGTTCGTCCTCTTTAGCTTCGAGGAGATTTTTGCGATTCTTTTCCATATCCGAGGGGTTAAGGGATGGGTGGTATTGCAAACGAAGTTCCTCTTTGTTGTCCTTCAAGAAGCTCTTAACGGACTTTGCCAAAGAGAAGGTAGCCGCTTGATTCATCGGGAGAGAAACGACCGAGACTTCATAAAGCTCGAGTTCCTTGATGATGCGTTTGACACCATCATCCCACCATATCTGCATGAAATCGGCCTCGATAGTGGGGTCGAGGATGCGATCTGTTTCGAGGTCGTGGTATTCCACCACGGTCGGGAAATAGCCAATTGAGAACGTGCGAAGAACCTCTTTGTCCACAAGTCGAGCGTATTCGTCTTCGTAAATGATAGCCTCAATCAAAAGACCTTGGCTGTCGATTTCCATCGATGTCGCCTTTCCGATCGGTCGGTTGGTATCGTGTTGAGCGAGGATGATCGGGTTTCGTTTGTAGTCACGGACGATTGTCTTTCGGAAAGCCTCGGGCAAAACTACATCGTTTCCACGATCAAGATCGTTCGTCGAAGCATAGCCGCGCACCTTCACGCCGTCTTCATACTTTCCAGTCTCCGTATTTTTCACTTGAACACGGCCGATTTTCTTAATCTCGGCTTGGAAGAAGTAGCGTTCTTGGAGTTGTGGCATGGTGGCGTGGGTGAGTATTTCGTTGACAATTCTTGCACAATCCCAAAAAAAACACAAAATGTTGTGTGAGTTCAGGTCAGGAAATACGATATAGCGTGGTACATCGACAACGAGGGTTTGAGGTGCGTGGTGCGGTCAGGTCGCCGGAAGCAAAAGGCCGGTCGAGCATGAGCCAACCCATCCGCTGATTCGCGTTACACTCCTCGGTCACACGGTCATCGCCCACGGTGAGCCAACTCTTCTCGCTTTTGTGGCCTTTGTCTTGCGCGTCTTTCATCGGAACATAGTTTCCCCATTCGTAAGCATGGCCGATTTCATTCACTGCGATCATCAAAGATCGATCACGGGAGAAAGCAAAAGCATCGGCGATTTCCCGAGCCGTTTCATTGTACGATTGTCCGGAGTCGAGCGCGGCTTGAAGTATAGGCTTGATCTCGTTCTTTGTGGTGTCCGTCATGTTCGCCAGCACAAGCGGCCGGTCGGTTTGAAGGTATTGAACGGCGAGAGGATTTAAGAGATCAAAGGAAATCCCGATCTCGGCAAGATTGCTTTCTTTGATGCGGTAGTCTGCGCCGAACTGCATCGCTGTTTGAGCATGTTCAAGAACGATTTGAATGAGCAAGTCAGGATTGAGATCATCAAAAATAGCATCGAGGTCGCTCGATGTGCTCTTGCTCAATATGTTTCCCCCTCGTCTGAATGCTTTTCCTCCGTCGAGGAGCTTGGCGTATTCTTCAAGGACAAACGCTTTTTCTCGATCAAGTTCCGTTTGAACTGCTCTCTCGAGAGCACGTTCTTTTCGTCGTAGCTTCCGAGCGTTTGGTCTGCCGGAGTATGCCTTATTGATTGTTTCGAGTAGGTGCGAATCATAAATCGATGATTTCATCTTGAGCGAGAAGGTTAGCGAGATTGGCGTTTTTCTGCTTCATCTCTTTCAGGTGCTCGACGCGAATCGCCTTTGCTTCATTGCCGAGGTCATCGATGAGCGTGCCTTGATACAGGTGTTCGTCGGCCAATTCGTTGTCGCTTTCGGGAAGGTTACGCATCTTGCGGGCTTCGTTGATGGTCATTATTCCGGCGGCCACATCGAGGCGAGAGATTTCCGCAACATCGCGCGCGTCCTCGTAATTCGAGGGACGGACTTCATATTTGATCTTTGTGATGCCGAGCCGTGGGTAAAGAATCTCATTCACCATCTGTTCGAACTCCATCTCATCCGGACGGACAGTATTTTCGTAAAACTCCCCTCGAATAATCCAGCCGTTCGAACGCTGCACGCCTTCGGTATAGCCAAGGAGGAATTTATCAACGCCAAGAGCCACGGTGAGCTTTTGAACTGTGAACTTTCGAGTCTCGATGAATTGCATCTCCTTTTGACTTGGAACGATCGTCTTGATGTCCTTGAGATGAGGGATGATGCCGGACTTGAACCGGTTTTCTGTACCCTTAAACTTCTCTTCAACATCCTTCTTGAGGTCTTTCATCTGGTCATCCGAAAGGTCTGGGTCGATGATAAGGAGGTGAGAAGGCACTGAATTGTTTTCGTAAAAATAGAAGTTCGTGGTCTGTGCTGCCATCTCTCCGCGTGCTTCCCAAACGATCTGTTCAATCGGAGAACACCCGAGCACCGGATTCGATGTCGAGTAATCGTCAACGCTGTGGATGATCTCGTCGGGTTGGAAAATGATCGGCTCCATGCCATAAACTTGCTGCTTGTAGCTAAGGACATTCCCGTATTTATCCGAAACGATTGCCATCGTGCGGGGGTCGATCACATCGAGGCCGAGGAACTTTCCTGACTTGCTTTTGATGATCTGCAAAAAGGCGTTACCGGCGACGAGGCGATCACGGAGCCAAAGGGATTTGATGACAGAAAACTTCTTTATTGTACCGTTAAGGACTGCTTCGGAGAGTTGAACTTCGGTTTGGTCGGGGTCTTGATTCGGATTCGACTTGTTCACATAGCGATAGCCTTCGCGGATGAATGCGTTTCGACGGCGTTTGATCGCCTGTCTCACGTCGGCCACGTTGTTGTAAATCGTGTAAAGAGTCTCAAAGCCGATTCGATAAGCACCCGCGTTTTGAATCATCGACGCGAATGTGTTTTGCCATGAACCATACATCACCGACCGGCGCGCTGCTTCCGCTGCCTTGCCTAAGTAAAGGTCGATATTCGTGAAGGGGATGTGAATTTTCATGTGACGATGAATGATTTAATGGAACTGGCGGGCTTGAGTTCGAAGTACATTCTCATCATAACCATGTCGGCAAGGTCTGGCGAGCGGCCGAGATTTTCTTTGATCTTTTCTTTCGGCGTGCAGGCGACGGCTCCATCTTTGTCTATATCCTTTTGCTTGATCTGTTGCAACTCTTCGATGAGAAGTTCCTTCAACGTGTCGTCTTCAAGTTCGATTCCAACTTTACCTTCAAGGGCAAGTTCTGACAATTCCCAATAACACTGTGATTTCAAATTCAGGAAGTTTTGCCCCGCCTTTTTATCCTTGTCGTTGGCGTTTTGTTTTCTTGCCGGATTCGGAAGTGGCGAGGAACCGTTCAAGAAGCCTTTGCATCCTAAAATGTCCACGATACCGCCTCCAACTCCGTCTTCATCGAGGATGCATTGTGACCGGCGCACCATGTGGGGCTGTAACACGTTCGTTTCAATCCACTTCGCGGCTTTGACGTGATCGCGGCGCACATCATCAGGTATAACGTACACTTTTTTAAGCTGCAATCCCTCCCAATAGCCAAGCGGGAACATGTCGCGGCCTTTGCGGGAAACGTCACCGGTCACATAACGGTCATTAGATGGCGCGGCTTTGTTTGTGAACAAGTCCATGATCGTGTCGTAATCGAACCACGCGCTCGGGTCGTCTTCGAAATCCCAGTCTCCATCGAGCAAACGTGCGCGGATATTCACGTCACGGATGCGTTGCAGATTCTCAACGTAGGTTTTTGTAATGAACGGGTTATCGTGGACGAGAGCTTGAACGAAAGCGCGGTACTCGGGGAGCTTCCCATCTTTCCAAGGTTTAAAGAATTCTCCCTTCACCCAGTTCTTCGCGGGGTTGCATGACATGAGCATTTTCGGTTTGATTCCGTAATCATCAAGCCGGAAACGGCAACGCGACCGGAGAACTTCATACGCTTTGAAAACAATCTGATTGGCTTCGTCGATGAATCCACCGGTGATTTCCAAGGAACCGAGGTCGTCGAAGTTCGGGTCGGACGGCTTGTACTTCAATTCCTTGAGCAAAACCTCCGAGCCGTTCCAAAAGGTGATGATGTTATCGAGCTTGTTGTACTTAAAATGTACGCCGTTTACCAAACCCCAGCGTTTCGCCACGATGAAAAAGGTGACGAGCGTGGTTTCCTTGAGGCGTTTGAGTGTTTCACGGGCAATCACCCAGCGGGAACCTTCGTATTTGAGGGATGCCAAAATAATGCACCCACACCCAAAATCGGTTTTTCCTCCACCGGCTCCACCACCGAACAAAAGGTCTGTGATCTCACTCGACCATAGGAGATTAAACGCTAGAGCCTGCCTTTCCGTTTGGTTCCACTTGATCTTTGGAACCACCGTCGTTTGTTGTCGAAACTTTGTAAACATCTTTAGTCATCTGGTTAATTTCGATGGTCAACGTGGGAGGGGTAGGCTGCTTGCTCGGGTCGTCAGAGAGGCGGCCGTCGAACATGCCGATGTTTTTACCGAGGAGTTCAGCGGCGCGGTTCGCACCTACAGAATCGAATTGCCACACGGCTCGGCCGAGGTCATCGGTCATCTGTTCCATCTTTTTCGTGACAGGATTGTACTTCAAAACGGGGTATGCTTGAACGCTTCGACCGAGAATCATTTTCAGATTTTCGATCACAAAGGCCTGATCGTAGCCAACAACGGCCTTTCGTTCCTCGATCTTTTTATCCAAAAGCTCCTTCACTTTCGGGTCTTGAAGAAGTTTCCATGCGGTGCTTTTAGCGTGTTTGTCAGTGTAACCGGCTCGGACTGCGGCCGCTGCTCCGTTGAAATCGATCACATATTCTTCGACAAACATCTCGCGTTTGCGAGTGTTCTTTTCAGAGCGGGAGGGTTTCTTTTCCTCTCCCGCTTTGTTTGGCTTGGATGCTTTCTTTTCGGTCATTTTTCAAGACGTTTTAGTATCGTCCAGTTTACCACGGCTTGAGAGATCAAGACAGCGGCGAAGCCGAGTTGAATGTCCGTTCTAATCGCGCTGGCAAACACCAGCCCGAGAAGACAAGAGATCAAAACGACAATCTTTGTTACGGGGTTGTTTTTCATAAATTAGGAGTTTTCACCGTCGGATTCGTCGGGCTTTTGCTCAACGTCATCTGTGGTGTTTTCGTTTGCTGAATCAGGCTCGACTCCCTCCTGATTGGCTGTGGATGATTCCGCTGCGGCTTTGTCGGCCGCCTCTTTTTCGAGTCGTTCTTTCTCTTGAGCCTCTGCAAGGCGTTGTTGTTTCATAAAGCGTGCGGTGTTGACCGTGGCTTTCTTGTCCATGCTCTCGATGATTTCATCGTGGACTTGGCATTCGTATTGAAGGCCAGCGATCACAAACATGAATTCATTGACGAAGGTCATGCCGGTTTCTTTGTCTTTGTAGTCCTCTTCCTTGTAGACAAGAGCTACTGTTTTGTCGGCGTATTGAGCTTTGAGGCGCAAAATCTTTTGAGTTTCACCGAAGGCATCAACGAATTCGTCGCCGATCTTGTAAACCTTCTTTTCACCGTCTGGCATGGTGAACACCACGGCATCGATGAGGGTTCTTTGCTCGGTCTTCATAACGGGTTTTACCATTACACCGAGGACTTCGACTTCATCCGTTTGTTCGCGGACATCGGTCGTGTTTTCTGTATCTGACATAGGACAAGGGGGTTAAAATATGTTGTTATTCATCCTCTTCGGAGGGTAAATCCTTGAGGTTTGAATTGTGAGGTTTGATCGCGCCGTGAACTCTCTCGTACTTCGCCACCATGTCGGTCATCAGCTTGGCAAGTCGCTTTGCTGTCTGCGGGGTGATTGCGTTCCGGATGGAGCACACACCGCCGGAGAAGAACTGAACAAGGAAGATTTCGTTTGTGTAGGACACGTTCACTAGACTCGAATACTGCGGCTGCATGTCTTTGAACCTAAGCTCAAGTTTTTGATTTCCGTTTTTGTTGTCTTGAGGGGATGTCATCTTGTTGTTGAGAATTTTTTGCGAACTCCTTTCCAATTTTTTCGGCCGTCTTTTTTGCCTGACGACTAGAGGCGCGATCATATCCGGAGCCTACTATAACTTGGCCGTCTGGGAAAACCATTGTAGGCACGCTTTCATTTTTCGGCTCGGGTTCCGGAGGCCGGACTGGTTCGACTTCAATCCCCTTCAAAAGAGAATCGACGTTGAGTTGTAAAATTTTTGCTTCAAAGGCAAGAAGTCCGTTTTGAGTTTTTTCATAAGCTCTTTGCGAACGTAGCATCTCATTGACGAAAGCGGTCAGTTTGTCGCGGTCTTCTTTTCCGTGTTCGGCTTCGTAATTCGTTTTTTTCCTGCGGCCATCCACGGATGTTTGAAATTGAACCAAAGCGTTTTGAGCGTTCACGACGTTTTCACGCGCTTGCTCGTTTTGCCTGATGTGAACCTTCCATCGAAGTTCTAAGATTGAATCTGACATACGGGGGTTGTTATTGATTCTTGTATGATCTTAGCACATACAAAAAGGATTGCAAGGATTTTGTTGTCGATGAGTTCTGAAAGCCTATAAAAGCCTCTAAAACGATCTCGATACCGTACTGTCTCACTGCGTGAAAGAGCGAGTCTTTCACTTCGTTCTCGCTGGCTCCTGACCGGAGGAAGGTTCCTTCGATCATGTAGAGTTGGAGAATTTGATTCATTAACATGTGGAAGTAGGAAAAAGTGCAAGCAAAATGATTTTTCCACACCTTCCATAAATCATAAAGTGAACTGATAGGGAGAAGCAGAGCACGACGGGCGAGCGTGTCAACTCGGTGCTGGTGTCCTTGTACCTTGGAATTGTGCATAAAATGTTCAAAACTTGTGCAAAACGATAGAAAACCTATCGAATTCGAGGGGTTTAAAAAAACTGAACATCAAAGTGACAGCGCGTTTGATCTGTAAAATTATGTCGAGTGTTCAGGAAACGTGACATCAAGAAAAAACTGAATACTGAAATCAAGGGGATGTTAGGCACTTAGCTTAATTTCGAATTAAACCACAATTTCAAAATCAAGATATGTAAAGCAAACGTAAAGTTCAAAATTGATTTTACATGTTGAACCTGAAAAATTATGACCTTCGGGGTAGAGGCATGATTTCCCTATAGTACGGCATCGGGTGAAGTTTTTTTGAAACCAAAGGATTTATTCCCTTTTCACCTTCACTCAATCTTTCTTGTCTTTATGTGACTTGCCGCTGGCTCTTCGGATTTTACTTCGCATGAGTGACGTGGACTTGAGCGAAGACGGAGTGTTTACCGTTGCCAGTTCGATATTGAGATTGCGGATGACCTCGCGGGTACATCGGCACGACCTCCTTGCTCCAAAGACTTTTTTATAGACGCACCTTCGGCCTGCCGGTAGTACACGTCTGATGGGGCTTAAAATCACCCCGCAAGGCCTCGAAACCGCATCCACCGCCATGAAAGAAGCGTAAGGGTATCGAAGCCGTGTAGAACGATTTTGAAATCAGCGAACACAAACAAGCCTATGATTTGACGGCCGGTTTTGTAGGGTATAAAATTCGCATGTTTTTCTTTTGCACCGAAAACCATACAACGCCCCTGCGCCTCACGGCAAGGGGTTTTGTTGTTACGCCGTAGCCTACCACAAAATATGCCGGTGCTCCGACTCGGCCGACCACAATATGTTGATTTTTTGCCGTTGCGCGAATGCCCGCTTTGTTTCAAAAAACTTTGATGTTCGTGGTGGATGGAACCGGCCGACGTGCGTTCTCTTCGAAAATTCGTTTTAAACCTTCTTCCACACGCTGAATCCCCGCTCGAGAAGGTGGGCTACCGTAGCCCAGTTTTTGAGCGATTTGAATCGTCGTCATCGCCTTTTCTAACATCTTCCTAATTCGTTCGTCCTTCTCATTCATTTTCTTTGAGGAAATCAAAAAGTATTTCCGGAGATGTGAGATGCCAAACCTTCCCTTCCGCTGTTTTGACCATGAACTTTTCGCCTTCTTGCCCCCAGTCAAGCTCGTAAACGTAATATGAAATCCATGAATCCCTGCTATTGTCCCCCATAATTTCACGAAGGAGATCGCCGATCAGTTGATCGTGACGGGTCAGGCAAAAAAAGTTGAAGTCCGGCTCGAGCTTTTTCAAAGCATCGTAAACGCCGCGCGTGTCTTCGACGAGACTCCTCCATCGATTCATCCATTCACAAAATTGCTCCTTGCTTATCGTAACGTCGGCCGAATGCTTTTCTTTGACTATGCCTTTGACCACCTCCATCAAGCGTTGATGCGGCTGCGGCACTGAAACATAACCGGCATAGACTTGCTGCGAATACTCCCTCCAAAGATTCTCGGCTTCCTTGAGCGTCATCACTTTCCCAATGTCTGCAAGGGCTTGGCGTACCTTCATCGTTTCCTTCCGGAACATCTCTTCCGGAAAATAGAGAGGTTCTGTCTCCGGAGGCCACCAGTCACAAGGTTTGTCGCATTTTGTGCAAACGTAAGTGCTGGTCACGATGTCGTCGATGGTTCCAAAATCCTCACCGGAGGAAACTTGCATCGGCGAATCGCAACATCTTGAAAGACAATCGTCGATGTTCATGGCTTTTGAGATTTGATGATAAAAATGACCTCTTCTTCGTGGATGCACTCGTGAACTTTGCCCGTCCGGAAGAAGTTAAACAGCTTTTGAAAGAATCCACCGTGCGCGGCTTGTGGACAACAAAAATCTCGATACCATGCTTTTTTTCCGCATCCGGTGCAAAAATGGTTCGTGACCTGAATCATGGGCTTGTCTCTCGTGCCGCAAGTGAGGCAAAACTTCTTTGACTTGCCATCGATGAACTCAAAAAGTGATTTGATGTCGATCGGGTAACAAGCGCAAAGGTCTTCCGGAAATTCGTCTACGGTGTAAATATCTTTCATGGTGCAGAGGGTTATTTAAGGCATTGAGTTGCCCGCTTGAGCATGTCGCGGAGCACTGATTTTTCGTGACGGCCGGTGAGCGTGATTCGGTAGCCTTTGTCTTGCACGCGCTTTACTTCAAGCTCGACTTCACCGGCATCGAGCGCGCGTTTGAACTCGGCTTCGATTCGCAACTGATTCGCGGGGTCTTGGCATGTGCAAACGAATTTTTCTGCGGTACGTTTTTTCATGTGTTGACGTGATGTTGATTTGAACGACGATAGTACCATCCCCAGCCATACATGAGGCTCAAGCTGAAAGTGTAATTGTCTTTAAAGACATCCGGACGTTCCATAGGTTTTTGTACTACGATTTTTTTCTTGCGAGTTTTCATTTAAAAGTTTGAAAATAATGTTCCGGAGTAAATTCTGCACCACATCTTGTGCATTGAAATTCATGCCGACCATAGAACAATCGCGCTCGAGTTTGCCCTTCGTCAACAGTGAATCCATCCATGCACCATTTATTGTAATGTCCGAGAATGCGGCAAAGGAGTTTTTTCATAGATCATCCTTAAAGACTTGGAAAAGTGATAGCACGGCTATGATAAAAGCCCCAGTTGAAGACATCACATACCAAACTAAGAAGCCGTCGCCAGTTTCAAGGAAACTACCTTGCCAAGCGAAGAACCAAGAGGCGAAAAGTGAGAGTGCAAAAGAAAAGAGATAAATTAAAATCCTCATTTTAAAAGTTTTCCGTTAATGAATATGTCGGTATTGCCTTGAGTTTGAAGATGGAACGGCATCCCTTGAACCTGCACGGTTTCATCGATCTCGGCTCCACGACGTGCCTTTTCATCACGCACGTTTTTGTAAATCTCCTCTTTGACATGCGCCAAGTCCTCTTTGTGGGATTGGAGCTGTTCACGGAGATCATTGTACTCTGAATTGTTTTCGGCCAGATTCTTGAGGTGTTCGGTCTGCTTATCTTTAATCTGACGTTTCAAGTCTTTCGCTGCGAGCCGGAGGTCTTCAAGCTCCATCGGTTCGTCGTCCTCGATCTCTTTGATGCTTCCCTTGAGTGCTTTGATTGCATCCTGTGCTTCGTACAGTTTAAAAAGCGGTTCTTTGAATAGACTTTGTTGAGCGTTTGCGGTCATGGGGTTGGATTAAATGGTGATAAAAATATAGCAAGCGGTATTGTGAGCGTCAATACAATTTACAATACATTACTGTTTGAACTCACGTTTGAGTTGCTTGAACTCATCGAGGAGACTCCGCTCGGCCGACTTCAAGCCACACTTTCGACAAAAATAAATCCACATCTCATCGTCGTCTTCGCCCCATTCATCGGAACAATCAAGAGTATCTCGCGCTTTGCAGTGAGGACATGAATAGGTGTCACCGTAATCAGTAATCGGAACCGGCTTTGCACCCTTTAACTTCTCTCCAAGTTGAAGGAGCCGGATAGCCTTCGGATCGCCGAATTGAAGTTTGCAAGTCATCTGTTGCGGTGGGTATGGAAAAATAATTCACTGTGAAGATCGCGGAGCTGAAACTGTAGCTCAACTTTTCTCGTGATGAGTTTGTTCGAGTCCACTCGACTTTGCCGTTTCATCCTTTTCAAAATGTCCGTTTCTCTTCGCGCCCAAGCTCTAACGAGAGCCATGAATGCGGGAGAAGTGCGCTCTTCCACCGTCTTGTTTTCCTCTAAAGCCTGACGCGCCTCATTGCGTAAATCTATGAGGTCTTGAATCGGATTATCGAACAATTGCTTGTCGATCTGATTTATTTCCCGAGTCACGCGGCTTATGCTTTCCTCGATGACTTCGAGTTTAATGTCTTTAGTTTTCATGGGATAGAATCAAATAAAGTGATGCGTTTCTCTTGCTTGTAATCCTCCGGTTTTTTGTAGCAATCAACGTCAATATCTTGTACAAAACACGTTTCATATTTTTCACCACTCCATAACTCGCTACTTGGTGGAACCAATACGTTGTTTAGGGTTTTTACTCTTTTTGGGGCGTGCGTGCGCCCATAAATAAACTCTATCCCACGAAAGGTCGGTACATAACAGCCGCCCCCTATATTGTCATTGTGAACGAGTCCAAAGTGTCGGAGCTTGTAAAAATTGGTGTACTGGTTTTTTGTTAAAATTATGTCTTTTTGTAGATGAATTGGCCGACGATGTTCTTCATAAGCATCTACAAGCCTTTTCAAAGAACCTACCATCGGAGAGTTCAAACAATGAGTAAATACCGTGGAAATCTGACCGCAACACTCGCATTTTTTTGAGTATTTCATAGCACCGAAAAATTAAAATGTAAAAGGTGGAAGCTTTTTGATTTCACGCATGGCTTCCACGGCAACGCCGTTTAATTTTGATTTGAGGTTTTCTATTTTTTCCGTGCTTTTACGAACCGTCTTTAAGGCATCCTCCAAGTCCTTTTGAGCATCCTTTAGGGTCAGCGTTTCATCTTCAAGCTCATCTCTCAATTCATCGAATCCCGCCAAAGCGAGAACCCCCTCGAAATAGTGTTGATTGTCTGGCGCGTAGACTACTTCGAGAGGCATCACCTCGCCATCATCAGTAAAAAATTGATCTCCATGTCTATAAATGATTATTCTTCGCTTGAATTTCCCGAGCGTCTTTTTCATGCGGCGAATATCGAGAATCTTCGTGCTATCAAGCAGATCGTCTAGCGTATAACGGAATTTTTTTCTTATCATAGCACCGAGGGGTTAGGGTTAGTTGCCGCGCGCGTCTTCGAATGATCTTTCTGCTTCGTCTTGCTCGCGCACGCATTTAGGGCAAGTGCAGGTTAGGGAATTGTGACCATATTCAACTTTGCCTTTCCATCGCATCGATAGGAAGCCGCCAAAGTTTGCCACCAAAATCGACAACGCCGCATTACGGCTCAAGCCGACTTTCGCACGTTCACGATCGAGCTTATCGATCAATTCCTGTTCAAGGTTTGTACTAAATTGTTTCTTCATTTTTCATCATTGTTAAAAGTATAGCCGAGAGGAACTTCGTCGCTTTGCAAAGCATCTAGTAGATTTTCTAAAAACTCATCAAGTCCATTTTGTGAGATGGAATTTTTTGCGCTCTTCACCCAATCTTCTCTACTCACCAAACATTCATGCTCGAGTCCGAACTGTGGATGTATGTTGATACAGTAAAACGGATTCGCAAAGAGCCGTTTCAAGTCCTGAACTGTAAAGTTTCCTTTCATATTGCACCGATTAAAAATTAAAAACCGACCACAATATAGTCGGTTCCTAATCTAGTGTCAATACCAAGTTGGTCTAATTCAGCAAGTTTTCCATGAGCGGGTCGCAATTCGACTCGAGACTATTGAGTTGTCTTTGAAGCAACTCCACTTTCTCATTTTCCTGAATAAAACGCATGTAGCAAACGAGGAGTAGAAAGGTGAGGACACCGATCACCATGCTCATCGTGCGGTCAATCCACTGCTTGCGTTGGTAGAGGGAGGCGTGCATACGGGGTGGGGTTAGTCAGTGATTGGCATTAAAAAATGCTTGAGCAAAGTGCTCATCCGTCATACTACGGCGAGCCTGTTGTGGCTTAAAATCATCAGGCAAAATATAATCGGCGGGAAGTTCGGGCAAGATTCGGTTGTTGATTGAACAGCGGGCAAGTTCCTCTGGCGTAAGTTTTCGTTTGCTTTTTTTTGGGAAGTTGTAAAACCCCCACAGGTCGGTTTTCTTTGTGTAGTTTGCCCCATAATCGGAAGGGTCGAATGTTAAGGGGGGCTTGCCGAGGAATTGGCGTAGATAGCCCATTGGATTCTCTAACGCCCAGAACTTTAACCCCCCATCTATTCGTGCTTTCCAGATTACCTCTAAACAGGCTTTGACTAAAGCCATTGCCCCCTCAAAATCCCGTGGCGTTTTTGCAGTTGTGCGAGCTAGAGAAAACATCGTGCAAGTTGGTGCGGCAAGGATTCCATAAACATTTTCGGGCATGATGTCTCTATAATGAAAAACATTATATTCGGGAAGTGTTATCACGCGGACATCGTATCCAGCATCTTTATAGGGTTTGCTCCATGCACCAGTGCCGCCACAAAGGTCGAGAATGATTTTATCTTTATTAAGGCCATCAAAGGTTTGTTCGGTTTTAGGTTTCATAAATCAAGAAAGTAAAAGGGCTTTGAGATCAAACGGCCGGCGGTCTTCCGGTGGGTTCTCATCGAAGTGGAAAACGTAGGTGTGGAGCTTGTTCGCATACGCTTCGAGCTGTTCATCCGAAAGCTCGGTCGTGCTGAACGCAATGATTTTTGCATCGATGAGCACTCGTTTGATGTCATCGCGGAGTTGCATCGGGTCGATCTGCAAGCGGTTGGCGAGGTCAACGCGGACGGCTTCGAGGTGCTTGCGGCCTTCGAGGTATCCAAGAGGTTTTGAATCCATAGGATTAAAGTTAAAATGGTAGTTCATCAGGAGTGTGCATCAGGATTTCCTTTTCTTTCTGTATTTTCTCTTGTTCCAGCACCGTTAATTCACGTTTCAGATTACGAATTCGTGCAGCTTCTTTGTCAGCCTTTTCTCGCCTAGCATAGCGGTCTTTTGACTCCTGATAGAGTGCTGCGAGAAACTTAGAAACTGCCTCCGTACCCATTGCCGCATATTTCTGGTGGATGGCTTTTATTGAAGCCTCGATCGCCTCTTTGTCATCGATTGTTTCGTATTTTACGTTTTTACATCCGAGGGCTTTGAGGTCTTGGCCCGTCGTTAAAGAAAGGAATTTCTTGCAAACCTTGCAAAGGTGAGTTCCGTATTCATACGTCACTCGCTGGTTGCAGTCATTACAAATATGTTTTGCACAAAATGCACAAATTGTAACGGCCTGTAATTTTTCTAGCTTTGGAAAGCTAGGCAACCCTTTTTCCGTACAACGCTCACAAAGGTCAACTGAAAACTGTTTGTCTGGTGATAAGAGTTTCATATTATTTATAAGGTTAGTTTGTTACCCGAACCGCCTCGGTTTCGTAAATGTTGATTCCTTCGATCTCACGGACACCGGTCTTGATCGCGGCGTTCACCTTCTTCGTGTCCACGACCATGAACTCGAGGGGAACTTTAGAGAGGTCGGTCACATCGAACGTCCAGTGCTTTTGCGTGTTCACTGCTCCGGCTTCGGTTACGACCTTTTTCTCGGGCAAGTTTTCCTTTGCCGGTTCGATCTCCACTGCCTTCTTTGCGGCTTCCTGATCGCCTTTCGCTGCTTCGGCCATGAGCTTCTTTTGTTCCTCGCGCTTGATTCGTTCCTCCTCTTGCTGCGCTAGAGCTTTCTTTCGGTTCCAGTTGTTCATTTCGAGGCGTAGAAACTCGTTGATCTTTTTGAATGGTTCCGCAAAGAATCTGAAACGGGCTTGCTGCTCTTTGAGAGCTTTCTTCAAGCCCCCATTCCATTGTTCATCAAGTTCATCGATGCGGTCGAGTCGCTTCTTTACGAGGATGAGAGTCTCACCGGCTTTGCCGTAGTCCTCTTCGCTGCGGACATGGAAATCGCCAAGGGCTTCTTCAAGGGTTTTGTACTCGCTCAAAATCTTGTCGCCGATCTCTTTCGGGAGGACTGCGATTTCAAGGGATTGGTTTTCATCTGACATAAATACGGGGGTTTAAGGTTAGAATGATGGTTCGGACGGGAGCGGTGCTTCGGTGGCTTGCCAGCCGGTCGCCTCATCGATGGAGGTTTGCGCTGCTGGTGCTGGCTTCGGTTCAATCACCTCGGCCGTGGCTCCGGAGCTTTTGCCGTTTGGCATACCCTCGAAAGCCTTATCGACCTCGGCTTCGGTTTTTGGAACGACCGGCGCGGGCGCGGGAGCCGGTGCTGCTGGCTTGGCTTTAGGGTCAAAGGACTTTTGCGTAGCTGCGGGAGCTGGCGCGGCCGGAGCCTGTTCTTTGACTTTCACCTGCACGTTGTCTTCGTCTTTCTCGGCGGCTTTGTATGCCTTCTCTTCTCTTCCCTCCAAGTCTGCACCGATTCCGAAGGTTCGGGCGACCACTGTCCACGCTTTTGAATAAGCCGACTTCTCGGTGTCGAACTTGCTCACCGCGTCGTTTTCATAAGCCTTATGCGTTCCGATGACTGTGCGGACGATCTGGTTTTCTCCGGTTCCAAAGGTGAACTTGATCGTCACCTTGGCTTCATAGATTTTTTTGATACCGTTTTGAGTCTTTTTTTCCGTGACTTCAAAAACAGTTTCTCCAACCTTTTCGGTGGAAATCTTGAAGTTGAAAATGAAATTGAGAGCCTTCTCAACGTAACCGTGGGAAACGTAAGGACACTTCACCTTGCCGGTGAGAGGCTTGAAGCGCACGAATTGATCGGGCGTTTTCTGTAAAAGGGTGAACTTCATCCACTGCGGGATGTCTTCGAAGTTCGTGACCTGACCGCGTGTCACCCACGCGGCAAGTGCTATTCGGCCTTTGTTTAGCTTCGCCTGCTCCTCTTCGGAGTAGCTGACTAAATCGGCGGGGAGAACTTTTGCACCGTCTGCCATAAAATAAAAGGGTGAAAGGTTAAATACGCCCAGATTGTAGGGCAATGTATTGTGTTAGTCAATACTTTTTTAAATACTTCTAACAATACTAAACCTCCGAGAGGTCAATATCCACACCGTCCTTCTTGGCGAGTTCCAAAAGATACAGGCGAGTTCGCAAGAACCCGAGTTCTTTTGCACGCTTGTCGAGCTTCGCTTTGAGCGAAGGTTTGACGCGCCACTGAATTAAACAAGTTTTTTCCGGCATCTGAAAGGGGGTTACAAAATTAAATAGCCGTTGGAGTCGTCGAAGTAGCCACCGCGAACCAGAGTAATATCTGTTCCACCGGCCGCCTCGCTGTATTTGATGAGGATTCGCTGACAACTTCGTTTGTATCTGAACACCTGCGCCTTCGCGTCGCGGTCTTGATGAGCTTTCGGTTTGAAATCTTGAGGGTCAACCCAGCCTTCGTAAGGGTGCATGAGGAGCACGTCCACAAGCCCGCTCCATTCGTCGTCGTGCAATGGTGCTTCGATCGCAAAGCAATGCTCGTGGTTCTCAAAAATCATGTCTTGCACAAGCCGGTGCTGCTGGTAACTCATGTCTCGGTACTGCGCTTGTTCAGCGAGTTCGATGAGCCGGTACTGATCGTCCGTGGGTTTCACTTGGCGAGTCTCCAAAAGAAGACGCTCGGCCGAGGATGGACTTTGCGACCTGCACTGCATCCCATCGATGAACACGCTCTTGAGGTGCATGAGCATGGCGATAAAGTTCGGGTGGAAGCCCGCGCGCTTCGCCGCTTCGATGTCAAAGATGAGGTCGTAAGTACGGAAATCGTACTTGATCGGCCGCTCTTCGCGCATTTTTACGATCTGGCGTGTGATTACTTCCATAGTCTTTTTATTGCTTTGATTAAATCTGAAAAGCATTGCATCACCGTTTTTTCTTGAGACTCTCTAAACGGAACTGCGGGTCGGTTGCAAAGACTAAACTCTAAAATTTCATGCTGGGTATATCCAAGTTGAACCGAAAAAATCACATTCTTTGCCTGTTCAAGGATATGGTCGTCGAGTGTAATGTAGCCCACCTCTCTAGCAAAATCGTGATTTATCAATACGGGGATGTCTTTCATTTGAGTTTGCCTTTTAAGAATACGAATACGTCGCCGAGCACCGCCATCATCACGGCGGGGTCTTCCCTATAGTCCTTGTGCAGGATTTTTGAAGCAATGGCGTTTAGAGGGAGGTCTTTAGCGATACCGTCCTCGTTGATAATCATGTCCTTGCCATCTTGCGTGGTCACGAGTTGGATGTTTCCACCGACAACTTCTTGCAAAAACTTGAGGTCGAATTTCCACATCTGATGCTTCACGATGGTTCCGTCCGACTTGATTACGATTCCTTTCATGTATTGCGTTAAGTATGGCTCGATTGTATAGGCTGGGGCATTGCATGTCAACATACTTTATGATATACTTATTAGATTTAAACACTAACCAAAACAAAATGTTTAAAAAATCCCTCTACTTCCTCGCCGTCTTCTCCGTTTTCTTCGTCAAAAACGCCGCCCGTTTGACGCTCGTGATCGCCTTTTATCTCTTCAAGGTTCTCGGCTGGCTCATGCGACTCATGGAGCAAGTAGCTTTCAAAGGTTGCGTGGCTTCCGGAGTGTTCAAAGTTGCCGCTGCGGTGGAACCGGAATTCGAAAAGAAGTTCACCGAAGAGGAGATCGAAGACATGGCCGAAAAGTTCAGCGCAAAGAAAGTGACCATCAAGGAAATTCAGGAAAAACTCGGCGTGAGTTATCGACAGGCAAGGAAGGTTCAACAGGCCGTTGAAGAAGCCCTCCCCATCCATCACTTTAGCGGACAAGCGGTCGCCGCATAAATCCGCGCATATCCGCGTATTCTAACCTGAATACACCCCGAATATCCACCGGACATCCACGGTGGATTTTTCGTACTACCCGATTGCAATAGGGTAGGGGAGGGGAGCACCAAAAAAGCGGCCGAAGCCGCCTTAATGGGAACCAATCTTTAACCTTCACGCTGCGACAAGATTATGCCTTGAAAACTCCGAGGCGGTCAAGAGCCACGATGAATCGAAGGAGGGTCAAGTTTCCTTGTGCCTCGCTAAGAGCACCCAAGGCCACAAGCGCGCGCTCCATCTCGGGGTCGCCCACGACATGCGTGAGGATGTCAGAGGGCTTTAAAACGCCCGCTTTTTGAGCTTTTTGGATGGACTTCAAAGCCCACACCGGCACGTTGCGACCGGCCTGCAAGTCCTCGATGTCCTTTTTGAATGCGAAAACGTAGCCACGACGTGAGAAAACATTGCTTGCGATCAAGTCATCAAGATGATCGTAAAGCACTTTATAGCGGTTTGCTTCCTTCTTTGTGACAATGTAGTTATCCACGAGCACATCGTAAGGGTCTTTCGTGGGAGTTTTTACGTTGCGGATGCAATGACCGTAAGTGCTCTTCCCGAAATAGGTTCCATCGAGAACCCCGTCGGCCTTGTCTTCACCGTATTTTTTGTTCCCTTGAAAGGATGAAACCACGGTATAGCCGAGATCGATGACATCACTGTATTCATCTGAACCGATGTCTAAAACAAACGTGACCAGCTCTTCGCCAATCACCTTTGAGGCATACTTTCGGACGAGATCAACAGCCGAGGAAACATACCAACCCCAGCCTTCCTTTGCCCCGAGTCGGATAGCTTCACGCCACATCTCCTTTCGTTGCTCGAGAGTGAAACGATAGCCAGTCAGATCAGAAACGGCTCCGATTGCTCCGTGCAAAGTGCATGAAACCGGAGAGACTTCCGTTTGCTGGTATTCAATCTTGTGATCGTAAAAATTGTTCCGAGGCGTGGGGAGATCAAGCTCACCGGCGGCGAGTTGGTACTCCTTATCTGTGCTGCCATCCCCGAGAACTCCCCAGTAAGGGTTTTTCTCTTTCAGGCCGATTTCAGGGCTGTCGATGTTCATAAAGTGAGGGTTAGGAATTATCAGTGACGAAAGCCACGATAGCATAAAAAAGCATCATCAGCACGCCACCGGCAATTGTACCCATCAAGCCCCATATCCATCTTTGAGAAGCGGACTGTTCATCGCGCTGTTTTAAGTGTTCTTTCGAAACGAAGTTCGCCTTGATGTCGTTGAGTCCACTCGTCATTGCAAGCGCAAGATTCTCGATCGTTTTTGTATTCATCTCAAGGCTAGAGAAAATGCCGGTCAGTTGCACGCCTTGACTGGTCTGTGATTTATCGATTGAGTCAAGACGACCTGAATGTGCGTTCACTCGATTTTCAATCCGTTCGAGGTCTTTCTCTATATTTGAGAACTTTTCATCGACGTTCTCGAATTTTTGATCGACATAATCTTTAGAAACGCCTGCGGGAGTGTTTTCTTTCTTGTCTGGTGTCATGGCGGGAATTTATTGACCAGTGGCTCGTCGGGCGAGAGCCTCGAGTTCCTTTTGCACCGTGATGTCCTTTTCTAGCTGAATTACAACCTTGTCCGGCGTATAGCTCAAGGAAACGATCTGCATGTTATCCTCGAGGACAGTTGCTCCGATTCTAAAGTTTTGGAACCTGCAAGTGTCTCCGACTCGGATGCTTTCGAGATCATAATTTTTATTGATCGTTGCTTTCACACTCTTCACGGGGTCTTTCTCCTCTGCGATCACTTTGTCGCCATACTGTGCGATCGTCGTGGCATCAGTTGTTCCGGAGGCTGTGAAGACCTCCGAGCGTTTACCATAAGCCGTTTGACTTGTGCCGTCTGAAAAGTTCGTCGTTCCTCCCACGCCATCACGATATTGAAGGTCATTCACAATTTTTTCATTGTTCGAATAAGCAAACACCTCGTCCACATCTTTCCCGATCGTGAAAATATGCGTTGATGTCACCGGCTTGGCTTTCAGATACACATTGCCATTCGCGTCGAGTCTCCACCACCAGTCAGCGTCGGAGTAATTATAAATTGCATTCAAAGCATCGAGCCACTTGCTATCTTCGAACTGATAAGTAATCGTCGTTCCAACGGTGTCGATTGTAGCGGTCGGGTCATCATAGGTGATGAGTCCTGCGGGATATTGAGTGTTGAAGTGATCGATGATCGCCTTGAAAATAACGGCGGGGTCTTGCGAGCTGTGAGTAACGGTGAAACTAGAACCGTTTTTGTAATACGAAAAATTCAAAAGTGAAACCAAACCGAGGAGAGTGATCTCCACACCTTGATTCGATTTTTGAACAAACGGAGCGAATTCGGAAATAAATCCGGTGTAAATCAAGCGGCCGAGAGGATTGTCTTCGTCGATCGCATAAATACGAACCACATTCATGTGCGCGATCAGCGTTTCATCGAAATCATCGAAGGGTTGGATGTACTTAAAAGAGCACTCACCTTGACCGCCGTTGATCTTTTCGTTGAAACTGACGGGGCTTGCAATCTTTTGAGGATTCAGTACGCCGAGAGTATTTCCATTAAGATCAGAAACTTTGAATAGAAATTTTTTCATTCATCGGTCTTTTTAGATTTAAGTTTCTTTTCTTCGATCAAAATGTTCGGTACTTCGTAAAAAGACTCGGGGACTTCTTTCATCTCAATGACCTCGTGAGCTGAAAGCATCTTGCCATCAGGCAATTTAATCGATTGCCCAGTGATATTTTGAATTGTTTTCATGTGGGTGTAATTAAGCGAATATCGTGTTTTGTGCGACGAGAGAGATTCCGGTTCCACCGTTTCCTCCGCTCACTCCGTTTTCATTGCTTCCATCAGTTCCGGCACTTCCCGTTCCACCCACGGAAGCTCCTCCTCCTCCTCCTCCTCCGGTGTCCCATCCACCAGTTGAGCCTCCACCAGTTCCTCCGGTTCCACCACTTCCTCCCGCGACGTTCGTGGTTGGTGAACCTGTAGCAGTTCCGTTGTACAAAATCACAAGACATCCACCACCACCCCCTCCACCTCCGGAACCTCCGGCCGAAGTCGAACCGCTAGAGTTGCTTCCATTGCTTCCGTTTGAACCATTACAATTAAATGTTGAACTTGTGAAGATTACATCTCCCAAAACTTCAACGATCAAACATCCTCCACCGGCTCCCCCTGCTCCACCAGCTCCCGAGTTAGTTCCTCCATTCGCTGAACCTGAACCTCCTCCACCCCCACCGGCTCCACAAGCCACGATCAGTGCCTTACCTGCTTTGAAAACATCAGTGTTTGTTAAGGTTGTTGGTGTCACCGTAGAAGCGGCTCCCCCTGCTCCTCCTGATGCACCTCCTTTTATTCCTTTGTTACCAGCTCCGATAATCATCGGAACCGTTGAAATACTAGGTGCAGTTCCGTTTGTACCGTCGTTTCCGTTTGTGGTCGCACCGGTTACCGATGCGCCCCCGTTTCCTCCCGCCCCTCCTTTTCCAGCAAAATTAAACGTCCAGTTTGTAAAGTCAGCATCGCCTTGAATCTTGATGTGAACAATACATCCTGTCGGAGTGACTGTGACAGTTTTACTTCCTCCTTGAGCTGCCGCCCAAGAAGAATAATTTTTTACGATATAAGTGTTGTTCGAACCGGCCAAGGTGATGTTTGCGCTTCCGTCTACCGCACCATCACTTCCATCTCCTCCGAATTTTGCAACGATTCCGTTGTCGGTGAGATATTTTTTATCCACTATGTCGTAATCGTTCGTGATCGATCTTGAGCTAGGATTTCTCGGTAAAGTTTGGAATTCGAGTACATCTCCGGATGTCAGCTTGAAGAGTGCCACATTCGCGTTGTTGGCCGCATTCCTTGCAGAAAAGTTTGTGTTATTGTTCAGGGCTACCGTTCCATCCTTTGAAAGATACAATGCTTCGATTGCAACGATTCTCGTGAGATTGTCTTTGATTCCTGAAAACATGCCTTCCAATTCGGATTTTTCAACAAAAAGATACACATTGTCTCCGGCAACAAAACTTTGCGCCGAGTCACCGTCGTGTCCACGGGTGATAACGGTGAGCGTATCGCTGCCAGCGGTGCGACGAACAAGAGCACGTTCTCGTTTAGCCACTCCTGTCGAAGGCGTGTCTTGAGTATTGTATTGAACAAGTGTCACTACAAACGGACGGACTACCCACACGTCGGCATTGTCCCAAGTATTTCCGCTTCCTCCTTGAAGTGGAGTTGTTTCCACGGAGTTCGTGCTGACAGTTTTTACAACACACCATGAGCCATCGGTAACATTGTAAAGCGTATCACCTGCCACCACACCGGCGGCCTGAATACCCGTGCTGTTCAAAGTATCAGCATCGCCGGCCGAGGTCGCCGTGCCGTTTAATGATTCGGGAAAGAGCGCGCCTTCCCCCGTATCAAGGACAAAAGACGTTGCTCCGGCCGCTGCACTATTTTGCAAGTGACTTTCGGCATTATTCTCGAGAGCGTACTCTTTAAGATAGTTTGTCATTGGCGTGGATTATAGGAAGGCGTTTTTGTGTCTAAATGTTACGTCATAATCGATCGAGGTTCCACTGAAATTTATTTCGATGTTGTTATCTCCGGCCGGAAGTGTGATGAATTGGCCGTCAAAATTCACTGCGGCTCCATTTAAAGTAACTGTTTTTTCAATACTGTCTACGATGAGCACGTCGCCAGCGGAAAGCGCATCTGTAATCTGTAATTGCTCGCCTGTTTCATTGTTTTGAATGGTCAAAGAAGTGAATCCTGAAACAGAATTGATGATGAAAATGAGCTTGAGTTCAGAAAATGCAGTGCCGTCATTCGTTACAGTTTCAGTGACAGTAGCGGCCGTTTGCGCGAGCTGCGCGGAAGAAGTGTAATCAGTATCATATCCAAAAGGGTCGATGCAAAGGAATTCGAATCTAAAAGGACAAACTGTGATGTGGTAGTTTTGACGCTTGTCGAACATTTTTTCCGGAGAGGTGAGGTTCGCAACCCATCTTCGAGTGTCACTCCAGCCGCTTAAAAGAAGGTCGAGATTCCCATCCTCGGCCGAAAGTTCCAGTTTGATCTCATCGATGAGCTGTTCGAGTTCGGCTGCCGTGTCTGCTTTGATGTAGCCTTCGAAAGTGATCGTCTTTTCCCGCCACTGCATATCGTTTTTAATCATGCCTTTGTAGCGAGGCGTTTCTGTTCGGGAAAAATCTCGGTCGGGAGCATTCGAATAAGTTACCTTGCTTGTACAGATATTCGCATTTTGCAGTCCGTAACCGTTGAATTGAAACACGTCACCTGACACGGAAATTGTGACCGGAGCGGAGCCATTCAATACTGCGGAGTTGTAGAGGATGGAATTATACATCAGGATGAGCCGAGGTTAGCGAGTTCGAGCTGACGAGTGATCTCGTCGATGATCTGTTGAGCGTATGCCGTGGCATCTTCCGCGCTCGTGACCGTGCCTGTGATATTTATATCCCCGATCTGAACCGTGGTCGAGCTAGAAGCTGTGGTCACTCCTAAACTGCTTGCGATCTGGCTGATGTAATCTGAATTCAAGTTTGTTGCATTTTCTCCGACGTTTGTACCTCCTTGTTGCCCCGCTCTTTCCGCAAGAGAGTTCAACGCCTCGATCATTGCATTCACCGATTCAACGGTTTGGTCTTCCATGCTTTGCAAAATTCCCTCATAAATGTTCGCTGCATTTTCTCGAAGACGATTGATCGCATTCAGCACCGCCGTTTCCACTAACAAGATTTTCTGTTTTTGCTCGGTGAGCGCGGTGAGTTCATCGGCTAAACGCTGCATCTCGTCTTGATATGCCTGCGCGCGCTGGTCTTGTTCTTTCTGTAAATCCTCGGCCGTTTGCTGAAAGGTGGTCAAACTGGCGTAGCGTCGCGCCTCCTCAATTTCGGCCGAAAGTTGAATCGCTTTGTCCTTGTATTCATCGAGTCCGGCTTGTTCTTTATCGATTTCAGATTGAATTGCCGCAATGTTTGCCTGAATCTCCTCAACTCGGCTGTTTGCGTTGCTTTGCTGGTCAGGGGTGCTCGCATTCATCGCATCCGTTTGAGCCTGTTGAAGCTCATCCTTCGCATCTTGAAGTTTACCCGTGAGGTCTTTGATGTTTTGTTCTTGTTCAACGTAAGCACTGGCGAAATCCTGATTGTTGCTTTGAGTATCCTTCATAAAGCCTGCCGTGGCCTCTTCCATTTTTGTCGCTACATCTTGGATGTTTTGTTCGACATCCTTGAGGGCATCGGCCGTCTTTTCTTTGATGTCCTTCATGGCATCATTTACTTTGTCTTGAACTTTCTCGTAAGCATCGCCGAGCTTTTTCATAGACTTTTCGAAATCGCTCACCTTGTCACTGGCTCCGGAACTTCCTCCACCAACACCGGCAAAAGATTGTGCAAGCTGCTCGTTGGCGTTTGTCGCGTCACCAGATACTCCCACGCCATAATCAACAGTCCCCACATAATCGACATAGGTGTCATTGATCTGATTGATCTCCTCGTTCGCGCTATCCAAGGTGGCCGTCAAAGCATTTTGCCAGCTCACACTAGAATTCGTTGCCGCTTCAAAGCCCGCACCGATTCCAGTCGCTACAGTTCCGGCGGTAAGATCGAACACGTTTTTGAGCTGTGCCGCAAAATAGAACAAGTCTTTTCCGGCGGCCGTGGCCTTTTCCGCAATCGCTAAAAGAGCAGAGGAAAGTTGCAAAGCTACAGGAACCGCATCGGCCGTGACACCAGCCATAAAAGCCAGATCGGTCGAGAGTTTTTGCATCTCGGGACGGAGGTCGCCGTCGGAAGTAACAAACAGGTTTTGCATCCCTCCAAGCAGGTCGATCACCGCATCTTCAAGCACCTTCGTGGCCGGAGTGAGAGCTTTACCAAAAGCCACTTTAACGAGATTGGAACTGTCCACGATATTCGAGAATTTTCCCGTAACCGTTCCGGACATTTTCACCATCAAGTTTTCGAAGCGGCCGCCTTCTCCGGAGAGAGATTTAAACGCCTCTTCCACATCTTTAAACCCTACTTTTCCCTCTTCCACCATTTTCTTCGCTGCGGCTTCATTCACACCGAATTGACTTGCGAGCTGTGCCAAAATAGGGACACCGGCTTGAACGAATTGTCGAAGTTCAGTTCCGTATAACTGATTCGCTGAACGCACCTGTCCATAGGCAAGTGCGATCTGTTCGATAGGCACGTTCAAACCTGCGGCCACATCGCCGAGAGATTTCATTGTAGGCAAAAGTTCTTGCGCGGAAATACCCATAGCGAGAAGCAATTTTCCCGTTTCTGTGATTCCCGTGGCCGTGAATGGGGTCGTCTTTGCGAAATCGTATAACTGCTTGAGAGTCTCTTCGGCAAGTGAGGCATTGCCGATCATTGTTTCATACGCGATCGAAACGCTCTCGGCTCCGGCTGCTGCTGACAAAGATGACTCGACGAGATCAAGTCCGGCATTGGCGAGTCCTTTGATTGCGCTGGTCGCCAAGTTCGCCACGGTGATCGAACCCGTGAGCTTCCCGAAACCTATTCCGGCCGACTCACCGGCACTCGCTACTTTCTCGGTCTTTTTCGCCATCTCTTCAAGAGCCGCGCTGACTTTCTCGATTTCGACAAGAGCCTTTTGCTGTGCCTCAAGGATGAACTCTAGTTTGTTGGCGGCCATTGTGTGACAAGGGGTTATGAACGTCGTCTTTTTCGTTTCTGTTCCTGTTCAAAGCGTTTCCGCGCAACATGCTCTGCCTCCTTGAAAATACCTAAAAATCCTAAGTGCAATTCTACAGTGTCAGCGGGTAGTTTGTCGAATTCTAGCGGGGTACAATGATAAACATCCCGCATCAAAATGAAATCAAGAAGCTCGGGAGGAGCTGAACCGTTGTCATTTACGATTGCCTCTCTGGCTCGGTCGAGGATTTTTTTTTAGCGTCTTCGTCCTCTTCCTTTGGCATGAGGAGTTCGCGGCTGTACTTAATCAGAGTTTCGAAATCCTCTTCGTCAAGGCTTGAAAGCAAGTCGGACGTGAGCTTGTCTTGAGCATAACTTTCGCCTTTGTAGGTGAGTTTCTCAATACAAGACAAAGCGACCTCGGTTTCCCCTTCAAAAAGGGCATCCATCGATTCAGGAGTGCGAACACCTGCATCGTTCTTGATTTTGTCGGCTACCCTGAAAAAAGCGATCGCTTTGTTGAACCGGCGGCGTGCCGCACGGGTTACATAGTCAAGACATTCAGCTTCACCGAACTTGAGAGTGACTTTAAACATGTTACGGGGTTACAAAGTTTAATAAGCGGCGGTCGTGTCATTGCGTACACAAACCTTGAACATGAACGAATTGTCCGCATCATATTCGGCTTGAATACCCATCTTTTGATAGACGAGTTCTCCGTTGGCTGCCTTGTTTGACCAGTCTTCGAAGGAAACTCGAGCGATGTCGATGGTGAGTTTTGGATTCGTGGTATTGCCACTTCCGATTGAAACGTCCGTGTTCGTGATCTCAATTCGGGCGGCACGTTTCGTTCCATCGAGAACATAATCGCGTAGGGTGGTCGAATTGAAGAGAGCTTCAATTTCACCGGTGAGATCAAGTTCCTGATTGTGGATGGAAGCAATGTCATCATCGCCCCAGTTTTGGTGGTCTGTGAGGGTCTTCGTCCATGAGAACTTGCCCATTTTGACAGCGAGAGCCGTTGCAGATTCGAGTCCGGCCAAAGTGCTAGCAATCTTGAGGCTTGCATGACGAGCCAAGAACACGTTTTCAGAGGAGAACGCGGGAGTCGTTGAAGCACCTCCGGAAAGTTTCTTTGCTTTCCAGTTTGACTCGAAGCGAACCATCTCGCCAGCGTTGATCGTGAGATCGAGCGTGTCGAGCATTCCATAGGCACAACTGATATTGTCCACGTCATCGTCTTCGTAAAGCGTGTAAGTAGTGTGGTTGTTGGTTTGGAGCACTGTAAACAAGTGAGAGCGCACGCCGGTGGAGTAGGTTCCCGTTCCGGTAGCTGCGGAAGTCCCTCCGGTGAGCGTTTCGCCCGCGCCGGTCGTGAATGTGCCGGAAGTAACAGTGACGAAGAGTTTGGTCGTTGCTCCGCTTCCTTCGATCTTTCGGATGACTCCGGTGGCTGCTGACGTGCCTCCTGTTACGGTTTCACCAACGACGAAAGTTCCGGTCGGAGTAATGCTGAATTCTACGCAAGTTTGTTCCGTTCCACAAAGAGCTTTTGCAAGATGTCCGAGAAGCTCATCACGAGCAATTCCGGAGAGCTTGACTTCCGTGAGATTCTTGGTGACTTGGCTATCTTGGATTTTTTCGATCACGCCCCACGCGCTCTCGTCTTTATCCTTTTCGGTGACGGGTTTGAATTCCGCGTCTTCTTTAGGGAACCAGTAACTAGCCGCTACCGGTGTTCCGGCTACGGATTCTTTTCCAAGTCCGACGAGTTGTCGTTTTCCGATGTGTTCTCCTGACATTGTGGGTGGGGTTAGTGGGTGTGGATTCGGGGCTTTGGATTACGAGATTATTCCTCGGTTTTTTCCGGTTTAGCTTCCGTTTCTACTTCGGACTTTCTTCGTTCTTCGAAAATCTTTTGAGCCGCTTCATAGCTTTCGGCTTCGATCACCATCCCGTGTTTCGGAAAGGAGAATTTACGCAAACGAACAGGCTCTTTTGATGGAGCTTGAGCTTTGGATTTTTCTTCTTTAGACATAGGGCGTGGGATTAAATGTGACTTGATTATAGCACACTAGAGAGAAGATTTAAGGGCTTTTGCACGGAGTATGATGTCGTGGTACAAAACTTTGACATCACCCATCTCTCCCGAAAGGACTTCTTTTCCAGATACAGTTTTAAGGTAATATGCCGCGCCGTCAAGAGTAGAATTTGCGCTACTCCTGAAAGCATCGAGGAGAGCATCTGCAATCGTCCATATTCGAGTCTCAACTGCCTCGTCTTCATTTTGATCGCGGTGAGTGTGAAGGATGCGAACGACCAGATCGACATCAAGGGTGTTGTCCACGGTATCGACGAAATCCTCTTCATAAGAATCGACCATCACGACAATTGCCGGTGAAGCCGTAAGGACTACCGGATGCCGAAGGTAGGTAGAGCTAGAGGGCAAGGATTGAGCCGTTGCTACGGTATCAACAATGCTTTTTACTGCGGAACGAATGGCGACGACGCTCATGGTATGGGGATTATTGAATAGATTTTAGCCCTCTTTCTATGTTTCTTTCAAAGTAAGTTTTAATAATCGGGGTCGCTTCTTTGATTGCTGGCCGGAAATAACCTTGATCGCGGTATGGTTTGATTCTCGTTCTTCCTCCGCGCCCAGCGTTTCCCCCGAACTCATGGATTGCTGCGTAGACGACGCTTGTACCGATTGCCTGTGCAAAACCATTCGAACCGGACACGGGGTCGTGTGTGATGCTTCGGCGTAAGTTACCGGTCTTGTAAGGGGCGAGTTGCTTGGCTCTGTTTTGAATCTCAAGAGCACCTTGCTCGAGGGCTAAACGAATCTCATCTTGAAGGAGCTTCGGAAGTTTTTTCATGTTCCGAATCGTTTTCATGCTCTCCGTAGACAATCGGATTTTAAACACTTTCGGCTTTTTTAAGGATAAGGAGGGAAAGTCGCATCGAGTTTCGGAAAATTTCCTCTCTCTCGCTGACATAATAATTCGCCGTCCTATCCCCTGAAAAACTGGGAATTGTGAGTGAAACCTTGTCGCGCACTTGGAAGTCCATCTCTTCGGTGAGGAGC